ATCCCCTGCACGGTCCTGCCCTCTTTATTTTGCCTCACCATAGCGCTACGCATCATTTCATGCGCGCCCGGCATCGCTCGCCGGCCTCCCATGTTTATTTCTGATGGCTCTTTTTCTTCTTGACAGGATTATATTGTGTGTGCTTGCGTGTTTTCTGCGTAGCGCTTTGCAGTGTTGGCGCTTCCCGAATAGGAACCTGCCCGCACGCCGGACACACAAACGTAGCGCTACGCATCTTTTTAGCTTCCATCCCACACCACTTCAAACAGAACGCCGTTCACGATGCGCTCAGGCGACGGTCGAGGGCGTGTGTCTTCGATCGGCACGCGTCGGATCCTCTCTTCGCGGCGCGAGACGCGCTCGGTTTCCGCTTCAAACGTTGTCGGCACGTCCTGCCCCACACCGTGCGCACAACGCCGACAGAGCCCACTCGCCGACTGACTATAGCGAATCCCGCAGTGATCACACATCCTCGGCATGGCGTCACTTCTTCAATAGGCTGGCCCATCCGATTAGCCGGCGACGAACCTTCGGCGCCGGCACGGCCGGCACGATGACGACTTCGACTTTCAACGGGCGCGCGTTGTATCGCTCGGCGAGGATCGTCGACAGTTCTTCGCGGAGCGTCTCTAACACGGCTTCCTTGTCGGCGATCTCACGGAACCGTGCAGTGATCTGGATCTGAAGCTCGATGGCCGCCGCATCCAGATCCTCACTCACCTGGCCGTGACGGCGGCGGCCGTGCGCGCGCGCCGCAGCTCCTTGACGATGTTGTCGACGATCTCTTCGTCGCCGGCCCGCCGACGCCTGGCGGCGTCCTGCACGTTCTCCGTGTGCGTCTGCCACACCAAATGCCGATCGTTCGCACACAAGGACCAATCGCACGTATGCGCCGCCTCGCGCCCGCGGTAGTGGCGCGCCGCCCGGTGTAGCCAGTCGATGAACAGCTCGTCATCATCGGGCGGCACGTCGACCGGCGCCGTCTTCAGAATCAGCACCAGGCGATGCACCCGCCAGAGCCGACTACCGGCCGCCCCTTCACGGATACAGCCGTAATCCACTTCGCGCCAGCCGCCGCGCGTGATGCCGCCCACCCACGGATGACACTCATCGACGCCGCGGACGTCGATGCGCGCATAGAGCCGATCGAGTAGTGGGCCTTTCCAGAGCGGAGGAAGACGGATCAGCACAGAGGAATCACCGCGGGTCCATCTTTCGATAGCGCTCGTCTTCGGCGTCGACGAGATCCTTCACGAAACGTCGATTTACCTCGCGCATGTCGTCGCTTAGCCGGCGCTCTGTCGGCAACCCGCGATCGCGGCGATCGTCGGCCCGGCCAACCGCATCCGCCCATCGACGTTCCGTGTCGCGCGTGCCGGCGGACCATCCGAAGCAAAAGCCGATGAACAGCCCCAGGCCGATTCCCCACAGAAACGGCAATACGAACCACCACATACGCACCACCTTTCCCGTCGAGCCCGGCCCTGAAGATTATTTGCGTTCCGCTATGCAGGCAGTATATAACACGTGCCTGCATAGCGGCATGAAACTGCGCGTAGCGGTATGAAACGGCACACGGCTCGTACGGCCTGTCAACAGATCCCGACAAATCAGTTTGTCTTCGTCTCTCCGACGACTTTCGTACTTCAGAATCGTTCGATGTCAAGCTGGTTTGAACGCTCGTTCAGCCGTCCGTAGCGCTATGGTGCCGACTTTCGCCCCGCGCCGTTATGCCACAACCCCTACGTTATCCATACTTTAGGCTCTATACGCGCGACTGGCTGGCCGGCCAGGGAACCAGCGCAATGACCGCCGAACAAGAGGGCGCCTTCATCCGCTTGTTGTGTCATGCGTGGGAGTCGCACCCGCCTTGCACGCTGCCGAATGACGATGTGCGACTCGCCGCGTGGTCGAAACTCGGCGCTCGATGGAAGACGTGTGGCCGCCTCGTCAAGCAACAGTTCAAACCGACGCGAGGGCGACGCCTGAAAAACCCCAAGCAATGGCTCGTCTACACGGATATTGAGCGGCAACGGAAGGAGCGATCGAAGGCCGGCAAGAAAGGCGCGAAGGCAAAAACTAAGCGTGCGAAACGAAAGCGGAAGTGAGCTGGTGGGGTACACGACTTTGCATTGTAAAGATGTCCACTTTTGAGGATCTTCTTTCGTGATCTTTCGATCTCCTTGCACTCGGATAGACGGATGAAAGCGATCGCCGTGGGTGAGACGCGCGATTTTCTGGCCGGTTCCGGCCCGCTTTCGCCCTGCGGTCGAGATTGTGTGAGACGTAGTTTTTTGCGTGAGGGTTGCTGAACGTTTGCTTGTCGTTTGCTAGACGTTTGCTGAAGCAAACGCGTGACAAGAGGGCAGGATCCTCAGTAGCAGTAGCAGTAGCAGTAGCAGTACTAAGATCTTAGAACCTGTACCGTGATCGTACTTGTAGCAATTAGTGCAGCGCTGCGCGCCGCTCACAAGAGCGAGAACACGGAGGAAGGATGAAGCCCAACACTCGCGTCATCGTCGCCGTGACACACGAACTGCTCAACGCCGCGCATTTCAGTGATCGCGGCTCCCTGATCGACGTCGTGAAGGTGCGTTGCGCGAAGCTGCGGATTCCCTATGACAGTGCCAGCGTCGAGCGCGCCATCAAGAGCATCGAGGGCGCCGGCCAGCGTCACGACGTGCCAGGATGGGCGGCCGAACCGGCGGCCGAACGCCGGCATGACGCACCGGCCGATGATCCGGGCGTCGGCCGATCGGAAGCCGCGGCGATTCTCGGCCGCATTCGCGCACGCATGCCGGCGGCCGGGCCAAAGCCGATGCCGGCCGTCGACCTGGCGGCGATCGAGGATGCCAGTGCTCGCCGCGCCGAGCTGCTCGCGACCGGCCAGGCCGTGGCGCGCGAGATTCTCGCCACGATCGATCGCTGTGAAGCGTTGGAAGCGCAGATTCCACCAAAGGAGAGCCCGCATGTCGCGAGTGATCAAGGTTCGGACGAGAAAACCCCGCCGGCTCGTGCTCGGCGCAGACGGATTCAGCCTGCCGATCGAAGCCGTCACGGAAAGCATCGGCATTCTCGCAAAACGGCGCGCCGGTAAGAGCACGACGGCGCGCCGGCTCACCGAACAGCTCCATAAAGCGAAGCAACAGATCGTGATCGTCGATCCGAAAGGCGACTGGTGGGGCTTGCTCTACGGGCGCGACGGCAAGCGGCCCGGTTTGCCGTTCATCGTGCTTGGCGGCGGCCACGGACACGTGAAACTCGAACTCGGCGGCGGCGAAATCGTCGCGCGGCTCGTGGTCGAGGAACGCGTCAACCTGATTCTGGATCTGTCGCACTTCCGGAAGGAAGATATCCCCAAATTCATGACGCCGTTTCTCGAAACCGTCTATCGGCTGAAGGCGCAAGAGCAATACCGCACGGCGATGATGTTGATCATCGACGAGGCGGACGCGATCGCGCCGCAGAAACCCGAACGCGGCGGCGAGCGGCTGATGGCGTCGGCCGTCGAGGACATTGTTCGCCGCGGCGGGCAACGCGGCATGGGCTGTCTGATGATCACGCAGCGCTCGGCGGTCTTGTCCAAAAACGTGCTCACGCAGATCGGGATCTTGATCATCTTGCGCACGATCTCGCCGCAAGATCTGAAAGCAATGGACGCCTGGATTACCGCGCACGGGACGCCGCTCGAACGGGCCGCCGTGCGCGAAGCGCTGCCGACGATGGCGCCCGGCGAGGCGTTTGTGTGGGCGCCCGGCTGGCCGAACGGCCGCGGCATCTTCCAGCGCGTGCAAATGGCGCTCCCTGAGACATTCGATTCGTCCTCGACGCCCACAGCCGGCCATCGGACGCGCGCGCCGAAACATCCGGCCCGCGTCAACCTCGGCGCGCTCGAACGGCGCATGGCGGCGACGATCGCCGAGCAAAAAGCGAACGATCCGAAGGCGCTCCGCGAGAAAGCCGCGGAGGCGGCGACGAAACTGCTCGACCTACAACGAAAATACGATGCCCTTGTGGCCGAGCGCGACCAGCTCGCGCGCGCGATGAAGGGCCGACGCTGGCGAAAGCAGATCCGCGATCTCGATCGCAAACAAGCGCGGATTCTGCGTGCGCATCACAACATCGTCGAGATCTTCACGACGATCGAAATGATGACCAAGGCGAGAGGCGAGGCGGAACAGCTCGCCTGGACGTCACTCCATCAAGAGGCCGATCGCTATCTCGCGATGTTGAAACGCGCCGATTCGTCGCCGAAGGCGCCGATCATTCCCATGATTCCGGACACGGCGGCGAAACGGCAGGCCATTCGTGAAATGTTGCGGATCCCGATCGCCTCTGTCGGCCCCGATGGGATGGCCGCTCGCCCTGATAGGGCTGATAGGGCTGATAGGGCTGATACCTCTCAGGCGATCCCCGGCGCGGAACTCAACACGTTGCGCGCGATCGTCGGCGCCGGCACGGTGACGCGTCAACATCTGAAACTCTTGGTCGGGTTGCGCCGTACGACGGTGAACGCGTACGTGCAACGGCTGGACAAGCGCGGGCTCGTCACGGTCACGAAGACGGACATTACCCCGACTGCGGCCGGCCGCCAGATCGCCGGCAACGTCGAGCAACCGCCCACGGGCGCGGCCCTCGTCGCCTGGTGGCTGGACCGGCTCCCGGCCGGCGAAGCGGCGATCTTCAAACTGGTACTCGATGGCGTCGCCGATCGCGACGAACTGACGACGCAAAGCGGGCTCAAGCGCTCGACACGCAACGCGTATCTGTCGCGGCTCGGCACGCGCGGGCTCGTGCAGATCGACAGTGACGACAAGGTGCGGCCGGCATCGTTCTTGACTGGTGCATAGCGCTACGGCTAGAGTGGCGGCACGATGCAACCGCCGCGGCGCATGCCGATCAAGAAAATCTGCGACCATCGCGGCCGGCATCACTGGATCCGCGCGCGCCCGCATCATGTGACGACCACGAAAGAGTATGACCTTGGATTCATCGGCCGCGAAGTGCAGCTCACGCTCGTAGTGCCGTGCCGCGATTGTTACGCGCGCGCCGTCGTGCATCTCTACAACATCACACGTACGGCAATGATTCAGGTGATTTGATGGGCACACCGCGACTTGTCGCGCCTGACGTTCGTCGGCGCCGCGAACTAGAACGCATCTTGCCGCCGGCCGCCCTCTCGCGCTACCTCGACTTGTGCGGCGGGATATTCGGAGACACGCTCGACGACGTGATCCGCTTCGCGTTGATCACCTTCCTGCACGATCGCGTCGCCACGTTGCAGTACTTCGAGCCGCGCATCGGCGAACAGGTCGATGACGATGAAAAGCGAGATTCTGGGGATTGAGATCGACCAGATCCCGCTCGGCTACGGCTGTGTCGCCGTGGTCATTTCCGGCCAGGACGAACGGCCCGCGCCGCGCGTGCCGGCGCCGCCGATCGGCCGGCGGCGGGATCCGGCGACGGGCCATTTGTGGGAAAGCCACGACTGTCCGAGCTGCCGCGCGCGCCGCGTCGCCGCGTACAGTCTCTAACGAAAAGGAGTGACACCGATGTTTGACAAGGCCGAACAAGCACAGCCCGCCGCCGCCCGTGATCAGTACAGCAGTTCGGAAATCGATCGACTCGCGCGTACGCTGAATAGCCTCTCGCCGCGCGAGCGCGATCAGCTCCAGCGTCATCTTGAACGGTTGAACCAACCGATGAACCAGACAGACGGCGACACGGCGAGCGCGACGCAGACGCCTGGTTTCCGTCCGCACGGCCTGACGTTGCACAACGTCGACGAAGCGTTTCGCTATCAGCCGTGGAACGAACGACAGAGCGATGCGGGCGCGATCGTGGTCGATGCCTTGATCGCTGCGGCCAAGGCGATTCTGCGCAACGTACCTGACTGCCCCGATCGGTCCTCGGCGCTTCGGAAGGTACGCGAGGCGCGAATGGACGCCAATAGCGCCATCACGCACGAGGGCCGATTTTGACGCGCAAACGGTGTGAGGCGCGGAGTCCTGGCGGCGTCACAAAAACAGGCCGCCTACCACGCAAGGGGACGCGTTGCGGGCTCGACGCGGGCCACGGCGGCGATCACACGATCCTGATTCCAAGCGATGCGCCGTGGTGGCCGAAGCCGAAGCCGAAACCCAAAACGCAATGGCCGGCGTGAAGGTCGAAGAAATCACGAGCGAGGGCGGGTATACGACACACTATCGGGTGTCAATTCCAGCCGCGCTCGTGATGCAGTTGTCGGCGCGCGAATTTCGCGCGGAAATCGTCGCGATCGTCGGCGAGCTGGCGCGGGCCGAAGCGCGGCGCTACTTCGACGAACATCAAGACTGGATCCGTGAGCATCTGAACGTGCAACAATTACGGCGGGCGCTCGCCGACGCGTTCAAAGCCGAAGTCGACAAGCTGCTCCTGCCATGAGCTATCAGGAATTCGTCGCCCGCATCATCATCGAGGGCGAACAGGCCGCCCGGCGCGACTACGCCGGCCACGCCGCGAAGCTCGAAGGCGCGCTCGCCGGCTTCGCCGCCTGCCTCAATTGTGAGAGCCCGCCCGAACTCGCGTTGCTGCTCACCTTCGCGCGGGAGAAAGCCATCGAGCAAGTCGGCGAGCCGATTCCGGACGCCGACGAATACGTGTACGCCCAACATTTCGAGGCCGAAATCGAGTGGGTCTGCAATTGCGTGAGCGCGCTCCTGCTCAATGAAGGCTACGATCCCATCATCACGCCGACGTCGCGCGGCGTGATGAAGTGCGCCGAGCTGCTCGGCGCCGCGACGATGGGCCGCCCGCGCGAGCCGCAATGGTTCCTCGATTCGCCGCCGGCCGGCACGCCCGATTGCCTCTGCTCGTTCTGCGGCCATCCGATCGACGCGCATGATGGGCTCGTGATGCGCGCGTGGAATCAGCAGAAGCTTGAGATCCGGTCCTGCACGCGGGACGAGTGTACGACGCGGTTTCTCAGTGGCCGGTACGGCGAGCCGGCGCCAGGGCGGGCATCATGAACCAACGACGCCGATTCAAACAGAAGCGCCGCGGCGCGTCCAGCCAACGACTGCGCGATCAGATGGCGGCGAAGCACTTGGGGCGGGAGGACCGTGCAGAAATCGCGCGCTTCGCCCGGTACTTGCGCGGGGAAATGACGGCCGCCGAGCGTGCAGACTACGAGGCGGGCCGATGACGGATATCATCCTCGACGCGGCGGCCGAGTCGTGGGCGATCGACGCGCGCTGCTGCTGGTGTGGCAAGCCGTTCATTCAAGATCAGATCCTCGGCGCCTGGTTCTGGATCTGCGAGACGCCGTCCTGCTTCGATCGGCAATGCCGATGGGCCATGTTCGACGTCGACGGCCAATTGTTCTATCTGCCGACGCCGAAGCAAGTCGAACTCGAAGAGGCCGTCGAGGCACAACGCTACCGCTACATCTGCATGGGCGGCTCGCGCGGCGGCTCGAAGAGTACCGGGCTGCGGCGCCTCTGCTATCGCTACTGCATGAAGTACCCCGACTTCACGGCGTATCTGCTGCGGCGCACCTTCCCCGATCTCGAAAAGGATCATCTGCTCAAGGCGCAGAAGGAAATGCGGCGCCTCGGCGCGAAGCTGGCGAGCCGCAAAGTCACCTGGCCGAAGTCGGATTCCGTCCTCGCGTTCGGGCACTGCCACGAAGACGACGATTGGAAAAACTACGTCGGCGCCGAAGCGGATCTCCTGGCGATCGATCAGATCGAAATGTTCACCGACAAGCAAGTGACCGAAATCGCCGCGATGATCGGCCGCATGCGGCGCGATGGCTGGCGCGGCGTGCTCGTGGCCGGCGAAAACCCCGGCGGCCCGCTCGCCGAATACATCGACGAAGTGTTCATCTCGAAGACGCGGGACCGGATCAAATATCCGGCCTACAACCCCGACGATCACCTGTTCATTAAAACGCAGGTTGAAGATAATCCGTGGGTCGACGAAGAGTACGGCGCCGTGCTGATGGCGCTCGAACCGGCGCAACGCGCGCGCTACCGGTGGGGACGGCGCGATGTGTTTCCCGGCCAGTACTTCGGCGACTTCAAAACGGACGGCCGCGTCGAGCGGATCGACGTGTCGCCGGAGCTGCCGCGCCTCGGCGGGTTGCATTGGGGCTACTTCCGGCCGGGGCTCTTTCTCTCGGCCGTCGTGCTGCCGGATGGGCGGCTCTACCTCGAACGCGAAATCGCCTTCAGTGAAAAGCTGCCCGAAGACGTCGCCGATCAGATCACGGCGTTGATGCGGCTCCATCACTGGACGCTCGGCACCGTGTGGGGCAATCCGCCGAGCGATGTTCCGGAAGGCCAGGGCGAGGACGTCTTCGAGACGTTTCGCGCGCACGGCGTGCCGGTACTGCGCTCGGACCACGATCGGCCGGCCGGCTTCCTCCGGCTGCGCGCCTGGTTCAAGCCGATGATCATCGACAACGTCGCGCAACCCGCGCTGATCGTCGATCCGTCGTGTACGACGTTCATCAAGACGGTGCCGACGCTGATTCAGGACGAGGCGAACAAAGAGGATTGCCAGCGGGAGGGCCAGGAGCAAGGCGCCAACGCCGCGCGCTACATCGTCATGTCGCGGCCGGCGCTGCCGGAACGGGCGGCGCCGATCGTCGGCCGCGATCTCTCGGCCCTGCCGGCAAAAGTGCAACAGGACATCGAGCGCCTGCGCGACTACGAAGAACACGATCCGTACGCGCGCGAGCTGAAACCCGGTGATCCGGGCTGGCCGCTCGGCCTGCATTGGGGCGGATCGTCCACGATCGTGGATTAGCTGATGTGGTACGACAAAGCGACGAAAATGTTTCATCTGGAAGATCGCGACGTGGAAGACGTCGTCGCCAAGCTGCGGTTCGTGGCGACAAAGATCGAGCAAGGCACGTTCGGCGCGCTCACCCTGAACGCGCTCGGCGATATCTTCGGCAACGAATTCTGGAATCTGATCTACGTGGATCGCGGCGACGTGCTGAGTGATCCGTTTGGGAAGCCAAGCAACGCGCCGCTGGATCTCGTGGCCGAAGTACGGCGCTATCTCGATGCACAGGTGATTACCGGCGAGACGATTGGCGGGCTGCGCCGGTCGTGTTTCGTGCCCTGGCCGAGTCGGTGGAACGCCATCGTCAGAGAGGAAACCGCGAAGCGTGAACGTTCCGATCGCGGGGCGTGATGAAGCGAAAATTCTGCCCTCAGTGCAAGCGATGGAGACGGATGCTCTACTTCTCCCCTAAAGGTGTGTGGTGCCGGAACTGTGTAAAGACCTATGACCATCTGCGAAGACGGAAGACTCATGGCGTCTAGGAGAAACGATGTATGCCGGTCTTGAAAATCATCATGGATGGCACGATCGAACGGAGCGGCCCGGATTTTGATCCGACGAAGGTCGAGCACATTCAGACGCCGATCGCCGTCATCGGCATGCCGCGGGGCATGGCATCCATGCAACCGTCGATCATGTTTCGGTTCACGCTGAACGATGGGCGGGAAGTCTTCGCCGAAACCTCGCTGGCCTTGTTCGTGACGGCGGCCGATGGGTTGCGCGCGTACTACAACGGGCGCACATGAACGCCGCCCGTGACGCCGTCGCGACGGCCGAAGCGACGTACGAGCACAATCGCGTGCGCCTGATTTACGAAGGGTCAGACGGCGACGCGACGCGGGCGTTGTACGACGAGCTGGCGGCGAAAGGGCCGCTCGGCATCATCGCCGTCAACCTGTTTCGCGCGCAGAAATGTTCCGCGCGCGCGAAGATCTACCGGACCGGCCACTACTCGACCTTGGCCTACGGCCGCAAAAATTGGTCACTCGATCAGCTCGCCGCGGTCCTCAACGCCGCCGACGCGCCGTGCTTTCGGTGGGGATGGGGCACGGATAGCCTGACGATCAAATTCCCGTGGGTGCTCTACGTCGATCTGCCGCAAGGCCAGGTGAGTTTTCACGCCGCCGTCAAAGGTGAAGGGCCGATGTATCCGGGCGCCTGGGACGGCGTCGAAGACGCGTCGACGGATCGGATCCTCGCCTTCGTCGACGCGATTCTGCATCCCAACATCCTCATGTCCGGCGGGCCGACACTTGCGGTGGACGCCGGGCGCGTGGCGATCGTGGACAACATCAAGGAGTCGCAGCATGACCAAAAAGGAAGTCCTCGACGCCGCCGCCCGCGGCGAAGGCTGTCTCGGCCGAAGCGCCGACGATGAACCGGTGTTCGTGATCGTCGCGCGGGACGTCTGCTCGACGAATTCGGTTCTGAGTTGGGCAAAAGAGGCGGCGCGCCTCGACGTGCCCTTCGCCAAAATCACCGGGGCGATCGACGACGCCGCGGCGATGCTCGCGTGGCGCCAGCAGCACGGCGGCGGCAAGGTGCCCGATTGAATGCCGTACGAACCGCACATCGAAGGCATCCATGAGATCCACGAAGCCCGCTGCGCGTACCCGTGGTGCGCGTACTATCACGCGACGCTCATCGGCGGCGATCGCTGGCCGTGTCCGCAGCACGCCGCGATCACCGGCAAATCCGATCGCACGGCGCTGCTCGAAACCGTGATCATGATCTTGTCGCGGGCGTGGCATCGGCGGACGCAGCAACCGGACGTGCGCTGCCCCGCGTGTCATCGGTGGACGTGGCGTCCCCATTGGTGCATTCACTGCGGCGCGCTTTTTCCGGCCGCCGGTACGGAGGGTGCTAGGATGGGCGCACGGGAGCGCCCATGAATACCACCCTCGTCGTGATCATCCTCCTGATCCTGTTGCTCGGCGGCGGCGGCTGGTACGGCCGCCGCAACGAGTGGGAAGGGCCGCAGTACGGCGGGCTGCTCGGCCTGATCCTGATCATCGTGTTGATCCTGGCCCTGACGGGCAATCTTGGTAGTCTCCGGCTGCGCTGATGTGGATTCGCCGGCAGATCTTCGACGCGTTGCGGGACGAGCTGGTCGAGCAACGCACCCGCGCCGCCACGCTGGCCGAACACACGGCCACGCACCGTACCCAAACCGGGTTCCTCGTCGCGCGCATCAATCAGTTGGAAAAAGAGCGCGCGATCATGCTGAAGGCGCTCACCAAGTTAGAGATCCCCGTCCCTGAATTGACGGCGATCGCGCCGCCGATCAACGCCGACGCCGTGCTGATGGCCGCGATGGGATCGAGCATGTTCGACGACATGGGCGACACCGAAGCGCAACGGCAAGGCGTGCGCTGGAGTCCGGACGGCACCGTCGAGTACGCGGCGCCCGCGAGAGGAAAGTAAGACATGCCGAACGGTCTACCCGCCTTCACGGCGCCCTCGTCGACGCTGCTCGCCGACGTACCACGCGCGCCCGCGATCGTGACCACGTCCTCCAATCCCGAACGATCGAAGCTGATTCAAGACTTCAAGGACTACCGCAAGGAATGTTTCGCCGATCGGTGGATGTTTGAACGGCAGTGGACGCGCATCATTCACTACCTGAACGGCCGGCAATGGCTGGCGCCGTATTCGCGCAGTGAAGGCTGGCGCGATGCGCGGCTCGCCCGCGGCATTCCCCGGCCGGTCACGAACAAGGCGGCCGAAATCGATCAGGCGATCCGCGCGATGTTCGCCGCCGTCGATCTCGGCGTCGACGCGCGGCCGGCGTCACGCGCGCCGCGGGACATCGTGACGGCCGGCGTCTGTGACGATCTGGTGCCGCTGCTCCACGACGTGCATCACATGCACGAAGTCATGGACACGTTCGATTACTGGTTCGCCAACCTCGGCACGGCGTTTCTGCATACCTCGTGGGACAAGTCGGCGACGAGCGGGCTCTATCGGTTGCCGTGGGAACGCTGCCAACAGTGCCATCTGGAAATCACGAGCGACTTCATTGCGGACGCCGGCCAGAAGTGCCCGCGCTGCCAGGCGCCCGCGGCGCAGTTCGTGCCAGCGACGGACAAAGCCGGCGCGGCGCGGTTCGAGGTACTGTCGCACGGCAGTGCCGTGACGGAAGCGCTCTCGCCGCTCGAACTGGCCTGGCCGCTCCACTATGCCCGGTGGGCCGATGTGCCCGGCCTGATCCGGCTGCGCTGGCGGGACAAGCGGTACTACGAAGACCATCCGGATCTGAAGCAATACGTCGACACCATTCGCTGGACAAAAACGGCCGGCGAACGATCGTTGCAGATCTTCAAGGCGATTCCCTTCCAGAACGATCTCGGCAACCTGCAAAATACCGGCGCGGCGTCCGGCGAGTCAGACGGCATCGCCGAATATGAGTGGTGGGTCCGCCCGACGCAGGCGCATCCCGAAGGGTTCGTCGCGCGCTTTGCCGGCGACGGCGAGCCGGTGCTGATCGAGTGCGAGAACGAAGGCTTGCCGGGGCCGTTGCCGTACCACAACGCCGAAGGCAATCCGCTCTGGACGTTCACGATCGGGCGCTATCGATCGGTGGGCGGGCGCATCGTGGGGAGTGGCGTCCACGACAACGTCATCCAGAAATACGATCAGCTCAATCGGATCGATTCGCTGGTGGAAATGATCATCACGCGGACGGCGAGCCCGCAATGGATGGTGCCGAAGGGCGCCGAAGTGCAATGGCTCGGCGACTCGCCCGGCCTGGCCGGCTTGATCTTGCAGTGGAACGCGCAGATCGCGGGCGCGGCCGGCCGGCCCGAACGCGTGCCCGGCGCCGGCCCGGATCGCGCGTTCTCGGCGCTCCGGCAACAACTCTTGAACGACATCGACAATCAGACCGGCGTCTACGATGCGCTGAAGGGCGCGAAGCCGCCCGGCGTCGAGGCGTTCTCGGCAATGCAGCTCTTGGTCGAGCGCGGCGAGGCGCGCTTCGCGAGTCCGTTCGGCGCGCGTGGCGCCTGCTATCGCGATTGGGCCGGCTTCGCGCTGGAGCTGGAACGCGAGTACGGCCCAACGGAGCGCACCTATGCGGTGATGACGCCCGCGCGATCGTACGCGTTGACGACGTTCAAGCAAGCGGATCTCTCCGGCTCCGTCCAGATGCAGATTCAGGACGGCACGAACAAACCGAAGACGACGCTTGGCATGCGCGCGATGGTCGATCACCTGGCGCAAATGAAGCTGCTCGATCCGGCGAACTCCGATCAGCGCTACGCCATCTTCCGGAAATTCGGCGCGACGGATCTGATTCCGACCGATGACATTCAGGTGCAAGGCGCGTTGCGGCGGCAAGAGGCGTTCGAGAAATGGATGGTGAGCGACGACGGCGGGTACAAACAAGCGGTCGCGCAACTCGGCGCCGACTCAAAGTACGACGTCACGACGGATTACGCGTACCCGCTGAAATGGGAGCGCTGGTACGATCCGCAGATCGCGCGGCTCGAATTCCTGAAGTGGGTCAACGGCGACACCATGCACGATCTGCGCAAACAGTTCAAGGGCGCGTTCGACGGCCTACTGACGGCGCATCTGATGGAGATCGATCTAGCGATCACGCAGCGCGGGCAAGGCGTGCTCGATGCGGGCGGCGTCGCCGATCTGAGCACGTCGCCGCCGCCGGCCGCGCCGCCGCCGGCCGGCGCGCCGCCGTCCGCCGAGCCCGGCGGCGCGGGGCGCGCGATGGCGAACAGCAATGCGAATTCGGGCGCCGTGGGATCCCTCCCCGGCGGGCCGGCGATGCAAGGCGGCCAGGCGCCGCTCTAGTGGGTTTGCTCGACGACGAAGTGCGGAACCCCGCCCGGTGAAATTGCCACGAGCGTGGGCGTCTGCGTGCTTTGCGAGATGGTTTGCCAGGCATGGACGATCAGGTCCATGACGGCGGGCGCGTCCTCGCTGTCGATGTCCTTGAGGGCGTCGCCGAGATCCTGAAACGACGCGCTGATGTGAATGAGGATGCGGCCGTCGTCGAAGCGTTCCCGGCTGACGATCAGCCGCAGGCCGTCGACCGTATCGAACACGCAGGCGGGATCTTTCGAGGGCGCGCGCGCGCGGCCGTTCGCCACATCGACCGGCGACACGAGGGCCACGAGCGCGGCCGGATAGCGACGCCGCAAGGCGTCAAGCGGTTCCGGATGCCAGGGGACAGTCGGCAGATTCATGCGGCCGAGCCCCATTCTACGCCGGGGCGAGCGTATTTAATTCATACGTACCCGGTTTCCTTGTGATACAGTGCGCAACCATGTAACCCGGAGTCGTGCTCCGATATCAAACACGAGGCACCCATGTACCGCACCCATCTGCTCCGCTGGTTAGGTCAGAGCCCGGACGGGTATCTGCATCAACCGCCGGAGTCGGCTGCTGGCGCCACAGTCCAGCCAGGATCCGGGTCGACCGACGCAGGGACCGCGGCGTCGTCGTCCACAACTCCACCCGCCGATCGTTCTGGTCAACCTCCGGCATCCGGTCAACCGCCCGCCTCCGGCGCCACGCCGCCGGCCGCGGGAGCGACGCCGCCCGCGGCTGCGACAAGCCGTACGGATGACTGGCAACCGCCCACCCGCGAGACGTGGGAACAGACCGAACGGGCACGACGGGTAGCGATCAGCCGTGCCGCCCAACTCGATCGCGACTTGAAAACCGAGCGCGCGCGCCTCCAAGCCCTGACCGGCGCCACACCGAAGACGCCGGAGCAAACCAGTCGAGAAGAACTCGCCAACGCCTTTTTTGAACAGTTTCCGCAATTCGCGATGTTCAAAGATCCGGCGACGGCGGAACGGCTCGCCAACCTGCTGCAACAGAGCGACGGGCTCACGCAGGCGAGCGATCACGTCTGGGACAGCTTGACGCGACGCACGCTCGATTCCGTCTCGAAAGCTTTCGCCGACGAACTCGGCATCGACCCTTCGGAGATCACGGATGACGATCGGCGGGAACTCGCCGGGATGTTCTTCCAGCAGTCGCAGAAGGATCCGGATGCCTTTCGGAAGCGCTACGAGCGCGAAGATCCGAAACTCGTCGACGAATTCATCACGCGTCTTCGCACGCGGTATTTCGAGCCGGTCAAACGTCGCGCATTGGCGGGCGCGGTTCGGGGACAACCGCGAGTGCCGAGCACGGGGACCAGTCGGCCCGTTGTGTCGGCGCCGCCACCGATCGACTTCAGCGATCGCGACGCGACCGAAAACGCCGCCGTGCAGTACATGAAAGAGCGCGGGCTCCTGCAAGAAGCGTAAGTCGGCTGCGCCCGATCGCCTGGGGAGTCATTCCCATGCGATTGACCGGCCTTGTGTTCGCCGTCTTCACGCAGAGCCCCGGCGGGCTGCTGCACTTCCCTTCCGATACCGCCACCGAAGACGGGCTCCTGAAGGACGTCTACGAAAAACGGATCGCCGAAGGCGTCTCCAACAAGTTCGCGCTCAAGGACGCGTTCAAGCTGAAAGATTCGCCGTGGAACGGCGGGCGCGGCTTGAAGTGGGAAATTCACACCGAGCGCAACAACTCCCCGATGGCCGTCGCGCAAGACGGCGCCTTTCCCGAAGGCGACAACCAGGGGTACATCGAGGGGTTCATCAGCCAGAAAAAGATCATGGCCCGCTGGCGGACCACCGATGAACAGCTCACCGACACCGAGTCGAGCGAGGGCGCGTACCGCAGCTCCCGCACCGAGAACATGGAACGGCTCATCGACGATATCAGCTATCGCGAAGAGTTTTACATGGGCACGGACGGGCGCGGCATCTTCGCGCTGATCGACGAAGCGACGCCGAACGGTGACGATACGCTGGAGCTGGACGCGCCGGGCGCGATCACGGGCGACGACTTCGGCAACCGGTTCATCAAACCCAAGATGTACCTGGCGGCGGTCAACCCGGCGACGGGGACGCTGCGCGCCGGCATCACGCGCGTGACGGCGTGCAACGATGACGGGACCGACGTCACGGCGCCGATGGCGGCGCTCACGGCGTGGGCCAACAACGATTACATCGTGCAGGCCGCGAATCCGGACGTGACCGATACGTCCGACACGGCGTACGAACATGCGCCGTGGGGCTTGCCCGCGCTGATCGACGACGGCACGTATCGCGACAACTACTTCGGCGTGCAGCGCTCGCGGAACGGATCGCACAAATCGTACGTCGTGCCGGCAGTCGGGGCGCTCTCGTTCGATCTGATGCAGCGCGTCTCGGACGTCGTCAGTCAGAAACTCGACGGCGAGATCTCGGCGATCTGGTGTCATCACTCCGTGCGCCGGCTGTACATCCTGCTCACGCAGGCCGATCGCCGGTACATCGGCGCGGATCTCCGCAGTCCGGACGGCGGCACGGTCGCGTTCAAGCAACAGGATCTGACGATGGGTCAGGTCAAGATGCGGGCGCTCAAAACCGCGCCGCTCGCGCAGATGTACTTGGTCGACGAAGCCGGCGCCGACTTCGTGCGGTACACGAGCGAAAAGGGCAAGTGGGTGTCCGGCAAGAGCGGCGAGATTCTCGTCCGCGCCGGCACGGGGCGGACCGCGCGCCACGCCTGGGAAGCCTGGTACTTCAAGCGCTATCAACTCTTCGCCCGCAATCCGGGGAAGTGCGCGCGGCTGGACGGCATCACCGGTCAGACGCTCGTCGTGGTCCGGAACGAGTAAACCAAGATCGCGACGACACCCGCCCGGTGTCCGTCGCGAGAGGCGCCGCCGTCGAGACTTGTTTGTGCGTCGAGAATACTGCGGCTCGACGCTAGGGGGGGGCTCGACGCGGCGCCGCCCATGTGAAAAGGACGTGTGGTGTGTTAGTCGAAACCGTGACGCTGATCAATCGCACGAAGGGCATGTTGAAATGCACCTTCGATGGCACGGACATTCCGATCAAGCCGGGCAAGAATCACGGCTTTCCCGCCGTCGCCGTCCCGTACGCCAAGGGCCAGAATCGCGTCATGGGCTCGACGCATCCGTTCAGCCCAACGTTGTTTGAATCCCTCGTCGGCGTCGAAGGCACGAAGGATCCGATCACCCCGATCGAGCAATCAGACGACATCGAAGTCTTCGATCGGTCAAAACTCGGAGGGCTCGCGGGGCAGGCCGTCCGCATGCCCGGCCAACCGGTGACGGCCTGGGAAGCGCGCGAGGGGACGAAGGACATCGACGGGGACGCGCTGGCGGATAGCAACGCGGGAAACTGAACGCCCGATGACCAAGGATCCGAACTATTTCGCCGATCGAAATCCGTTCCAGCTCGCGAAGCCGCCCGCCTGGTGGCTGCGGGGCGTGTACCGGTTCGATCCCGATCTGGTGCTGATCCCGTCACGGCGGCAACCCCTCTTCGTGGTCGCGCGGCGGCGCCGGCTGTCGCGCGCGATCGGCGCGATCGTCGATCGCAAACTCGGCCTCGCTGATCCGGGCAACACGCTGCACAGTGTGATGTGCGACGCGTACGAGTGCGTGTACGTGACGACCGTCATGTGTACGGGCGCGTGGACGACGGGGAATCTACACGTCTTCCTCGACGAGCTGCGCCGCCGCGACACATGGCAGGACGGCGGGCCACTCGACGAACAGGCGCAACGCAAGGCGCTATTCGAGGGCGGGTCCGCGCTGGCAAAGCGGATCGATGCGCAGGACGAGGCGGATCGCGCACGCCTCAATCGGCAAGTGCGCGACGATCTCTATCATGCGACCGGCGATGCCTGGCGCTCGCGCCAGGCGCGCGTCGGTGAACGAGTCTTGAATGCGGGGCGGCCCACGACGCGGATCCGCCGGATCGCCACGCCCAAACCTCTCCCGGTCCGCCCGTTGATAGGAGTCTGACATGCGAGTACTGCGATCGGTCCTGACGTTCATTCTCGGCGCCCTGGCCGTGCTCACCGGCCTGCCCTTCGTGCCGCTCGCGGTCCTGGCAACCGAAGCGCCGGTCACGATGTGGGACAAGGTCGACTCGCGGCTCAATGGCGGCCCGGTCGGAACCGGCGCCACGCCGTGCGCGCAAATGTGCTTCCGCGCCTTCAAAAGCTGGTGCATGCAACATCTGCGCGGCATCAACCTGCAACTGATCGACATGGCCGATCTGACGGTGGATATCAATCCGCTGGACGGGGCGATCCGCGTGTACGCCATCTACGCGCGCAAGCAACCCACGGCGACGGATACCTACTTCAACATCTTCGACGATGCGGCTACGGACGGCACGGCGGCCGATGCGCGGCTCTCGCTCCCCTTGCTGGAGTCGGGCCGCGAAGTCTTCGCGTTTTACCCCGATGGGTTGCCGCTCGTCGATGGGCTCGTGGTGGGCGCGTATACGGCGCTCATCGGGGCCAACGGCGTGACGCCGACGACCACCGGGGACGGCCCGAACGGCTTTCTACTGGTCGGACTGTAGGCCAAAACCGCCGGGCGAACATCTGGCGAAAATGGCGCGTAGAGCCCCGATCGGGCGTCGGGCAGGAATCAGGGTGCCGAACGCTGGTCCGCGGCGCGCTACGGGCCAGCCAGGCGCCTTCTCGGGGAAATCGGTTTGCATCACTTAGCGGGCGAAAACCACGGCTAACTGTTGCAAAAAGAAAATGCGCGGTGACGCGAAATAGATGCGCACGCCGCCGGGTTTTCGTGTAGGCCGCCGAATCTCTAGGGAATAATAAATATTCCCGACGCTCCGCACGACGGAGCGTAGCGCCACGCACCATCCACTGAGCGCCCGGAACGATCGCCGCGTCGTGCGCGGTCCGATCGAGCGGCGCGAAGGGGCCACATGCCAACACAGTTCATCGACAAGAAATCCTCGACCACGTTGATCAAGGATCTGCCGGGCGCGGCCGGCGTCTCTGTCGTCAACGGCGATCTGTACGTCCATGATGGCGTCGCGCCGCGCAAAGTCGTCGACGCGGCCGATGTCGTCGTCGCCGACGCCCTGGCCGCCCTCGGCGTGGCGGCCGGCTACAAGATTGCGCGCGGCGAATCCGCCCTCGACGGCTCCAACCCAACGCCGATCGCCTCTGGCCTGGCAACCATCGTGGCCGTTGTCGCGACGCTCAAAGGCAGCGTGGCGCCGGGCCTCGGCACGTCCCTGATCACGGCGGTCATTTCCGGCACGTCGATCAACTTCTACGGCTGGAAACCCACGGGCGCGACGGATCCGACGCTCATCGCCTCGACGGGCACGGAATCGTTTTACTGGATCGCAGTCGGGACGTAGAAAGCGAGTGGGCCATGCTCGGCGACTACAGCGAATTTCAGCGACGCTACGCGAGTAAGACGACCGACGTAGAGATCCTCGTCGGCACGCAAAACTACGCGGATGCGATCGTGCCGAAGAACACGAGTCATCAGCTCTGGATCCAAAAGATCTCGCTGGTGATCGCCACGCACGCGGCGCACACGGTGTCCTTTGTCGATACGTCGTCGACCACGATCAAATTCGGCGCCCACACCGATGCCGTCGCGGGCGCCGGCATTCTCGATGCGATCGTGTACGACTTCGGGCCGAAGGGGAAACCGGCCGGCGTCGGCAAGAACTTCAGCGTCTTGCAGGACGCGGCCGGCATCATCGGCACGGTCCATATCGAAGCGTACGAACGGCCGATCTCCGGGTTGCCGGCGAGTTTGCAGTAACCCCGGAAGGAGTCTCGATGCCGGGCCAGTGGCAAGACGAACTCCTGACGCGCATCTCGAATCCGCTCGCGACGGTCGAAGTGTTGCCGGAGACAGTGGTCCCCGTCTACGGCCCGTCCACGGCGGTGCTGACGGCGCACGCGTTGACGACCAACTCACAGATCGTGGCGGCGCCGAACCTCAATCGGCGCCGCCTCATTCTGCACAATGACAGCAACGGCGAAGTCTACGTCGCCTTCACGCCCTCGGCGAGTCCCGCGCTCTACTCGTTCACGATTGCCGCGCATGCGACCTTTATCGGCGTCCTCGGCGACTACACCGGGATCGTGTCCGCGGTGCGCGCCAATGGGACCGGCACGCTGATGGTGACGGAAGTCACGCGCTAATGGCGTCGACGCTCGGCAGTCTCGTGCTCGTCGCCCGCGATCGCATCCTCGAAGCGCTCGCGCTGATCACGCCGATCTCGCCGCTCGTCGGCCCGCAGGGGACGCCCGGCGCCACGGCGTACAGCTACCAGATCGTCGCCCTCAACGTCACCGGGCATAGCGCCGCCAGCGTGGCCGGCGTGACGGCCACGGGGCATGCCACGCTGGACGGCACGAATTTCAATCGGCTGAATTGGACGCCGGTCACACGCGCGACGGGCTATCAGGTGTACCGCAGTGTGGGCGGCGCGACGCAAGGATTGATCGCCACGCTCGGCGACGTCACGACGCTGGATGATATCGGCCTGGCCGGCGACGCGACGACGGCGCCCACCGAGAACACCAGTGGCACGCTCGGCATCTTCTGGAGTGACGCCGAGCTGCTCGGCATCATGATTTTGGGCGCGAAAGATCTCTGGCGCGCCTTCATCGATCTGCACCAAGAGCATTTCTTTACCGTCGCCGATGGATCCGAACTGGTCGATCCAACCGATGTCCGGCTGGCGGCGAGCACAGGCGCGCTGAGCGGCATTCCGACCAACGTCCACCGGATTTTGTTGATCGCGCCGCGGGATACGACCCCGTCGAGCCAGGCGCGCGCCGTCACGTTCACGCCGAAGGATTACAACTCCGTCGAATTTCAAAACGCGCTGGCGCGCGATGCCGTCGATCCGTCGAATGCGACGACGATCTATTACGCCGTGACGGGCGCCGGGGCGCCGATCGGCGCGCCGACGATCTACGTCGCACCACAGGTGACGACGGCGATCCCGCTGCGGCTGGTCTACATCCCGACGCTGAGCGGCGCGCTCGTCGCGACGGATCTGAATCCGGTGCCCGGTGAATCCGATGCCGCGCTGATCGCGTACACCGTCGCCTTTGCGTTGGCGAAGCAACGCGAAGACAACTCGCCCGATGCGAATTGGATCGCCATCTACGGCACCGAAAAGAATTCGTGTCTGGTCGCCGCGGCGCCGCGCCAGGAACAGGCGCCGAGCGTCGTTGAAGGCGTGTTCGATCATCTCACCGGTTCCGGCCTCACCGGGGATCAGGACGACTGGTAGTGCCCGGCAAAATCAACGTCTACAACCTCGGCGTCAAAGGCGTCGTGGTGGACAAGAGCGACGTTCACACCGAAGACGGCGAACTCGCGCGGGCGCAGAACTGGCAGATTGATCGCGTCGGCGGCCTCGGCGGCATTCGGCGGCGCGATGGCCTGGCCGCGCTGAATGATCCGCTCGCCGGTCCGGTGCTCGGCGGGATCGGCGTGCCGTTGCCGGATGGCGAGCCGCCGCGGATCTTCTACCTCCCCTTGAATAGCGGCGCGTGTTTCTGGAAGACGTCGCCCGATGGCACGACGTGGACGGACACGGGCGCGCCGTCGCGCGCGGTGACGCTGGCGAAGATGGGCGCGACGGCCCTCGCCTTCGGCGATGCGGCGATGCGCTGGCAGGGGTTCGACGGCAAGCTGTACTACCCTGGGAATGACTACGAACTCGGATCCTCGATGCCGACGATCCATGTGTGGGACGGCGTCGACGATCTGGTGCTCGCCTACATTCCGGAGAATCCGCACGGCGGCAGCGTCGCGCGCTTCGGCGTGTCGAGCCTCCTGCCCTACTCCGACACGGAGCTGCTCGTCTGCGTGATCGATCGCGACGGCGGCACCGGCCGCATGCGCGTGCTCCGGCTCGACGTGCGCAACGGCAATCTCGTGCAGCTCGGGCCAGAAACCGATCTCACGACGGGCTATGTGATCAACGGGATCGCCATCTGGCAGGGGCGCATCTGGATCAGTGGCGTGAATGACGCGCCCGGCGGCGCGCTCGTCACGCGCTGGATCCGGCCGGAAGATGCGACGTGGACGATCGATAACAGCTACGGCACGACCACGGGCTACTGTACCGGGCTGATCGTGTGGCGGGGCCAGCTCTATCAGGGTGTCGCCGCCGACGCGGGCGCGAGCGCGCGCATCCGGCAACGGTCGCAGGCGGGCGTCTGGACGACCGTCTACACGAGCGATGGCACGGGCGCGGGGAATTATGTCGGGCCGTTCCTCGTGGTCGACGAGGGCGCGCGCCTGCTGGCGTTTCAGGCGGGCGTGAGTGGCGGCGCGGCGCCGCTCGTGCGCATCCTCCAGTCGACGGATGGCGTGACGTGGAGCACGGCGTACGATGTCTCGGCCGGGCTGAGCAACGCGTACAGCCGATCGGGCATGCCGCTACTCGACGACAACGGCGATGCGTACTGGCCGATCGCGAGCGGCACCGGGATCGGCGGCCTGCTCAAGCGCTCGGCGGCCGGGGCCTGGGGCGTGCTGCTCAGTGGCTTGACCACGCTCCGCGGGCCGCTCGGCATCATTCGCCCGCAATTGGCGCCCGCGGCGGTCGCGTGTGCCGTGGAACCGGCCGGCTGGATCCAACGCCAGGCGCCGACGACGTACAACAATTTGTGGCGGTCGATCGCCTGGTCGCCGACGCTGGAAGTGTTCGTCGTCGTCGGCACGCAGAAAGCCGGCGCCGATGTCTATCGCGTCATGACGTCGCCCGATGGCATCACGTGGACGATGCGGGCCGCCGCCTCCGTGAACGATTGGCAGTCGGTGAAGTGGGCGCCCGCGCTCTCGTTGTTCGTCGCCGTGGGGTTGAGCGGCGCCGTCATGACGTCGCCGGATGGCGTCACGTGGACGTCGCGGACCGCGTCGGAAGCGAATCACTGGATCGATCTGGCGTGGTCCCCGTCGCTCGGGCGTTTGGTCGCCGTCGCGGCCTCGGGCACGCATCGCGTGATGACGTCGCCGGACGGCGTCACATGGACGAACCGGACCGTCTCGCTGGACACGTGGGAAAGTGTGATCTGGTGCGCCTCGATCGGGCGCTTTGTGGCGGCGGCGGTCACAGGCACGCCGTACCACACGATGTATTCATCGGACGGCATCGCGTGGACCGATGTCGCCGATCCCTTCGGGATCGATTCGATGAACGAGCGCGGGCTGATCTGGTCAGAGGATCTCGGCCTGGCGGTCGCGATCATGCGCAGCAACAACAACGTCCTGTGGACGAGCCCGGACGGCATCACATGGACGGCAGGCACCGTGCCGACGACGGCGGGGAACGTCGCCAACCGGCCGGTGTGGCGCGGCGGGTGTGTCGGCACGGCGCAGATCGTGATCGTGGGCGAACAGGGCTATCAGGATCCCGGCTTTGAAGATCCGAATCAAATTCTCGCGTCGCCGGACGGGTTCGCGTGGAGCGAATTCGATCCGGCCGAGAACGATGTCCCGATCGTGAAACGCTGGTCCTGTATAGCGTGGGCGCCCGCGCTCGCGCGCTACGTGGTCATTGCGCAAGACGACGTCGGCGATCCCAACGATGGCCTCTCCGTCATGACGCATGAGGGGCCGGTGACGTAATGGCGTTCTATCTCGTCGTGGCCGGCGGCACGCTCTATAAACTGTCGACGAACGGCACGGCGCTCGCGCTCGATCTGCCGGCGGACGTGACCTTGTCACCGACTCGGCCGCCGCGCTTCGCGATCGTCGGCCGGCATGTGCTCGTGGTCAACAACCCGACACGCAGTTTGTGGGTGGATCCCACGTTCCGCGTCCGGCCGATGCAGCTCGTCGCGCCGGTCGGGCCGCCCGTGCTGAGCGCGGGCGCGGCCGGCGCGTTGACCGGCGCCTACCGCGTCAAGTACACGCACATCGTCAAAGATCCGCTGACGGGCGCGCTGCTCGCCGAAAGCGACTTTTCCCCGGAGTCGGCGCCGGTTGATCTCGCCGCACAGCGGTTGCTGGCGAGCGGCGTCACGGTGAGTCCGGACCAATGCGTCACGCATCGGCGGCTCTATCGCACGCTCGCCGAAGGCGCCGTCTATTACCCGTGGCTGGATCTGGACGGCAATACGTTGACCGTCGTCGAAGACGATCTCACCGATGATCTCCTGCCGAATCTCGCGGCGACGCGCGAACTCGGCGTCGGACCGGGGCTCTTGCCCGGCACCTACATGACGCTCTGTGTCGAGTGGAAAGGCCGCTTGTGGGGCGTCGGCAACCGCAACATCGACACCTTGCGCTATTCGGGGCTCAATCAATTCTACGGCTGGCCGGCGACGTACGGGCTCGACATCAAGCCGATCGGCGGCGACGCGATCGGCATCTCCGGCCTGATCGCCCGCAAACATCTGCTCGGCGTCTCGAAGCGGGGCGTGTTCTGGAAAGTGAGTGGCGGCCAGCCGGACGAGGACGGCATCCCGCAATGGGATACCGATCTCGAACGCGACGGCAAAGGGATCCGCGGGCCGGACACGGCGCAAGTGATTGACGATATCGGCTACTACTTGGCGGATGACGGCGTCTATTCCTGGGGACCGGAAGGGTTTCAGTGTCGCTCGGATGGCAAAACGCGCAAGTGGTTCACGACGGATGACTACTTCAACCGCACGATGTTTCCGCAGGCGTTCGCCAACTACAACGAAACGTACGACACCTACGAATTGCATCTCGCCGCGGCCGGCAGCGACGTGATCGATCGATGGGTGTCGCTCGACCGCAAAACGGGCGCCTGGCACGGCCCACACAAAACGGACAAGGCGACGCCGACGTGTGTCTTCACCATCGAGGATGCCGGCAATCGGAAGATCCCGGTCATCGGCGCGGCCGATGCCGTGATCTACAAACAGAATCAACCCGGCTGGAGCGATGCCGGCGTCGCGATCGCGCTCAACCTGCAATCGAAGTGGCACGATGGCAACACGCCGACGATCGAGAAAGTCTTCGGCCCGCTCGCCGTCGTGTTGAAAAAGATCGCCGCCGTGGGCCGATGCCTCGTGGCCTACCGCGTCGGCGCCATCGACGGGCCGGTGACGCAAACCGTCGCGCTCGATCTGCGGATGGCCCATCAGACGTTACCGCGCGTCGGCAAAGGCGTCGTGGTGCAGCTCGAAATCACCGAAGACACGAACGGCATCGCCTGTGAATTGCACGGGTACGAACTGCCCTTCTATGAACTCGGAGATCGGGCGCCGCGATGAGGATCCATCTCGTCGCCCGCGGCCGACTGCACGACATCGAAACCGATCGCGCGGCCGAGAAAATCGATCTCAATTTTCAACAACTCTTCGCCGACGTGCGCAAGATCGTCGAGAGCCTCAAGGGCTATCGGGTCGATCTCGCGTCCGACGATGTGACGGGCAACCTGGCCGTCGCGCATTTGAATGGCGGGCTCAACGCGGACGGCGCGCACGTGTGGGCCGGGGATGGCACCTGGCAACCGATGCCGGCGGATGGCGTGGATGGCGTGGATGGCGTGGATGGCGTGGATGGCGTGGATGGCGCGGCCGGCGCGGCCGGCGCGAACGGCGTCGGCGTGCCGGTCGGGGGCGCGACGGGCGAGGTGCTGACGAAGACGAGCGGGGCCGACTTCGCGACGGGGTGGGCCGCGCCCGGCGGGAGTGGTCTATCGGCCGCGCGCGTCGCCGCCCACGTGGCGTTAGGGGCACTGTGAATCTTGACGCGACGACGAAATCGCTCGAAGTGCTGCTCGGCGGCACCGTCACGACCAATCAACTGGTCCTGGCGTCCAGCTACGTGGACGTCGACGCGACGTTTGCGATCGTCGGCGCGGGCGAAAACGATCTCCTGACGAACAATGCGACGGCGGTCACGTTCGTGGCGGCGCCCACCACGGGCCGCACGCGTAAAATTTCGTTTCTCTCCGTCTACAACAACGACACCGTGCCGGCGACGGTGACGGTCCGGATCAACAACAACGGCACCTTTCGGATCGTGTGCAAAGTGACGCTCGCCGTGGGAGACACCCTGTTTTATGGCGGGTGAAGGGTTCTACATCCTCGACGCCGCCGGCAATCGCAAGCTGACGAGTTTTGGATCGGGCGCCAGCTTACCGGATCCGGTGACAGTCGCGCATGGCGGCACGGGCCTGACCACCGTCGCGCAAGGCGATCTCCTGTACGGCAGTGCGGCCGGTGTGATCTCGCGCCTGGCGAAAGATGCGGCGGGCGTGCGGATCCTGACCAACCTCGGGCCGAGCCACGATCCGATCTGGAGTGATCCGCTGACGGCGATCGGGTGTATCCCGCGGCCCACGTCGCGCAAATCCGGCTGGCACGAATCGCTGGCGGCGGCGGCGTTTACCAACGTGGCGCTCGCGTCGACGGTGTCCAACAACGCGAACGTCGTCGACGCGACGTCGTGCTGGATCCGGTTCACGACCGGCGCGGTGAGCGGCAACCAAGCCGGGCATCGCACGACGGCCGATATCATGTGGCTGGATCATCTGCCGATGATCGAAGTCGTGCTGCGGACCGGCGTCTCGATCGCGTCCTGTACGATCTGGATCTGCCTGAACAACGCCGCCGCCCTGATCAGCAACAACGCCGATCAGCATCTCTTGAAAGGCATCGGGTTTCGCTTCGATAGTGCCGCGGACGCCGGCATGTGGGTGCCGTGGGCGTCGGATGGCACGACGCAACAGATCGGGACGGCGGTCGCGGCGATCGCGGCGGCGACGGTGTACACGCTGAAGTTCTGGCTCACGGGCACCACGTTACATTGCACCGTCAACAACGGCACCGAACAAACGCTGACGATTGGCGCCGCGGCCCTCGCGACGTTGATGCGGCTGAACGCGCAGATCACCACGACGGCGGCGGGCGCGAAAATTCTCGACGTCGCGTCGATCTACCACGAGTGGAATTGATGACTGGCTTTTACGTCGTGGCCGCGAATGGTTGTCTGAAGGCCCACTCCGGCGGGCCGGGGGCGGACTTCACCGATCCGCTCCCCGTCCTCCACGGCGGCACGGGCCTGACGGACATCGATCGCGCCGAAATGCTGTACGGGCTCAGCGCGGGCAACATCCAGCGCATTTTCGTGGATACCGATCTGGGCGAAGCGCCGTTCAAGACGATGTTCAATGGCGGGTCGGTGCTCGATCACGGCAATGTCATTCTCGCGGACAACGGGCCGCGGTGGGGACGAGGCTTGCCGGGCGGCTCGTTCATCGATCGGCCAGGGGCGTGGCTGAACGAAAGCGGCAAGCCGGTGTGGAGCATCGTCCTACCGGGCAGCGTAACCTCCGACGTGAGCATCAGCATCGGGACGATCGTGGGCGCGGGCACGGCGCAGAGTACGGTCAACGACACGCGGTCCACCTGGCGCCGCGCCGACACGCAAGTCACCACCAATATCCGGGCGGGGCACTCGTACTCGCCGGCCGGCAACGCGGCGTCGCATCGGCTGCGGTTACAGATCCGGATCCGGATCGGGGCGATCACCGGGTTGCGGTTCTCGTTCCTAATCAACGGCGGATCGGCGACGAGCGACATCGGGAACTCGGACGACTTCTCGGCGGCCGGCGGCATCGTGGGAATCCGCTATTCGACGGCGGCCGGCGACACCGGCTTTCGGGGCTTCACGGCGAACAACGTCGCCAACTCGCAGATCGTGGGCGCGACCATCGCGCCGATCGCGGCAAACACCGAGTATGTGCTGGAGATCGTCGTCGACGGGTATCGCACCACGTTCATCGTCAGTGATGCGTCGCTCGTGATTCAGGGGAGCACGAGTCTGGCGACGCCGGGCGCGATCCTGGCGATCGTCGGCGCCAACGCGCAGGCGCAAGCGATCGTGTCCAGCGTCGACGGAGCGTCGAAGCAGCTCGACACGAGCGCCGTGTACGGCGTCTTCCGGTTCCGCGGGAGCGCGGGCGCATGACAGCCCAATATATATTCAGGCGCCTATACTCAGGCGAGTAGGAGACTCTCTATGGCGTTTGCGAGTGGCGGCGGCATCGCGGCGCAAACTAATCCGTACACGGCGGCGATCGCGGCCGATCCCTACGATGTCTTCGGCCGGCTGAAAACGCCGACGACGACGGTCCACCTGGGATCCGGCCAGACGATGACCGGGCCGGAGAACCTCACGACCACGGGCGAACTCCCCTCCAACGTGCCGCTCGGCGCCGCGCCGTCGATGACCAGTTTGTCACGGGCCGCGGGCGCCGAAGATCCGGCGACGGCGGCCTATCGCGCGTCGCAATTACGGATGCACGAAATGGAAGCGGGCGCGCAGTCCGACGCCGACGCGATGCGGCTACGCGATTCGCTCGGGCGGGCGAATCAGGATCGCATGCTGGCGGCGTTGCCAGGGTTGTTCGGCGCGGTGACGGGCGGCGGCGGCGCGGCGACGACGGGCGCCAGCGAGGCGGACACCGAAGCCGCACGGACGGCCGCCTTTGCGCGCGCCAAAGATCGCGCGGCGAATCTCGCGCGCACCAGTTTGATGACGTTGCGAGCGAGCGCCGCCGAGCGGGGCGTCAATGTGGCCGGCGGCACGAATCCGGCGCTGCTGAGCGAAGAGAGCCGCACGCTCGCGCAGGCGAGCCAGCCGTTGACGGATCTGAATCGGGACCAGGCGCTCACCGAAGCGGACCGGGCGAACACCGTCGCCGATCGTAACTTCGCCGGCAACCTGGCGACGCGCAGTCAGAATATGTCGCTGGCGCCGTCGCTCATGAGTCTGCTCCGCGTCGGCGGGATGTACTGACATGCCGATCACCTGGGGACCGGCCGGCTCGATCTACGCCAACATCGACATCAACACGTTGTCGCCGGAACAACGCGCGCAGTTCGACGCGACGTACGGCGGCGGCGGCGCGCAGGCGTTCGGCACGGGCCGATGGGCGGGCGATGATGGCGGAACCGCGCAAGTCGGCGCGTTCGCCAACAGCTCGGGCGTCGGCGGCATGTCGGCGGCGGATCTCGCCGCGGCACGGTCGACCAACGGCGATCAAATCAATCAGTGGGCGATGCCGGCGGCGACGCCGGCCGCCAGCGCGCCGGCCGTCAACAGTTTGCAACGGGCCGCGGAACCGGCCGCCGCGGGATCGTCGGGATCGGGACCGAGCGCGCCCCGCGCCGCCGCGAGTGCCGCGCCGGCCGCGGCGGCGGCGGCGAGTGGCGGCGGCGGCGGCGGCGGCGGCGTGGCTCGGCCCGCGGAGGGCGCGCCGTCCATGCGGTCGCTGCGGAACGCGGGCACACAGTCACCGGCCGCGCAGATCATCGAGGCACCGGAATCCATCCGCGGCGGCATCGGCCAGCGGATCTATCCACAGTATTCGTCGGCACTCGCCGCCCTTCAGAAAGCGGTGTACTGATGACGCGCCCGCCGTCCATTCAACGGCTCTACGATCTGATTCGCGGCGAGACAAGTCAACCGCTCCGCGATGACCTGTACCGACAAGCGGGCGATGAACGGGAGCGGCTGAAGCGCGGCGCACAGGACCAGGCTATCGAGGCGCTCCCCTGGCAGGAGCAAATTCAGCACAACGCGGCGAACGCCTACGATCGCTCGACGTACGACGCCAACAACGCGTACGGGCCGACGAAACAATGGGCGCCGTTTTTTGAAGCGATGGCCGGCCAACGGCTGAACACCGGATCGATCGCGTTGCCGGAGGGGCCAGGGAAGGATCTGCCGGCCGGTTACACCGAAGGCCGGTACGGCGGCGAGCTGGACGCGTACGCGCACGGCGGGAAGGCGCCCGGCTTTTTCGAGGGGACGCCGCTCGACACGACCGCCGGGCGGGCACAGCGGGAGCTGGCGCCGCTCATGCCGCGACGCGCGGCGTCGATGGCCGCGCTCGCGAAAACACGGGGGTACTGAATGGCGACGTCACCAGAAGCACTCGCGGCGTTGCGACGCTTGCTCATGCCCGCGGCGGCGGGCTCGCCGATGACGGATCGGGAAGCCGCGCAAGTGGCGGCGCGGCGGCCACAGGCACCAGAGGCGTACGACGCCCTGACGGCCGACGATCAGAGCTGGTCCGCGCAACGGCCCGACTTCGCGGCGCCGGGCGCCTACGCCGACGACGTCGCGGCGAACGATGAGGCGATGGGCGCGTCGCTGACGGCGCTCGCGCCGGGCCGGCGCAACAACGCCAGCGTCGCGCTGCTCCGGAAACAATTCGGCCTCGGCGCCGACGACGGCAGCATCAGTCAAACCGAACTGGAAGACGCGCGCCGCAGTGAAGAGGATCGCGTCATCGCGCGGGAGGACGAGGCGATCGCGCGGGGCCGATCGCGCGGCGTGCAAACGCAACGCGACGCGACGGCGTCGTACAACGATCCCGATGTCACCGGCATGCGCGACGATCAACTGGCGGACAAAACCCGGTTGGCGACGGCCGGGCCGCGCGTGGCGGGCGAGTACAGCTTGCGCCAGCAGGAATTGATCAACAAAGGCTTGATCGACCGGCAACAGCTCGCGAATGAAGGCGTGGTCAACGCCGCCGCCGCCAAAAGCGGCGCCGGCAATCGGCTGACGTCCGGGCTCATGGAACGCGTCGCCGCGGGCTCGAACGTGCTCGCGGGCGTCAACCGGTTGCGGGAGCTGCGGAAAGGCGTGTGGACCGGACCAGGCGCGGGCCGGCTGCAAACGTTCCTCCAGCAAGTGCCGCTCGTGCCGACGTCGGATAAGTTCGCCGAATTCAAATCGGAAACCGACGCGATCAAGAACCAGACGATCAAAGCGATCACGGGCGCGCAGATGTCGGAGCAAGAAGTCCCGCGCATCCTGGGGCAAGTGCCGCTCGAAACCGACAAGGATAACGTGTGGGAACAGAAAGCGGCGACGCTCGAACGGATCACGCGCGGCTTGAATGCGCGCATTGCCCTACTCAATTCTGGCGTGCCGGCGAACGTGCTCGATCAGATTCCGATCGAGACGCTCGCTGATCGGCCGGAAGTGCTCGAACAGATCGCGCCGTTCGAGGGCGGCGCGCGCGGGCGCCCGGCGGCGCCGCCGGCCGGCGCGGCGCCCGCCGGCTTCACCATCAAGCGTCACTGAGGCAGGGCCATGCCGCGACAAACCTACACCGTCGACTTTCCGGACGGCCACTCGCAAACCTTCGAGGGGCCGCCCGGCATGTCGGACGCCGATCTCGTGCAGCGGGCGCAACAGGAACGCAAGTTTGCCGGCGGCGACATCGCGACGTCGTTTGCCGGCGGCGCGACGCGGCATCTGCTCGAAGACGAGCCCGGCGCCGTCAACGCGCTGCTCGGCGGCGCCGCCACGGCGACGGGGCTCGCGCCGGTCATGGCGGCCGTGCCGGCGGCGACGCGCGGGCTCAAGGCGTTGTCGCAGCTCATCGCCACGGGCCGCGCCGATCCGACGAGTCCGGGCGAGCTGGCCGGCATTGCGGCCGAAGGCGCCGCGATGGGGTACGGCGGCCAGGCGTTGGCGGCCGGCGCGCGCAAGGTCGGGCTCACCAAGGATGCGATCGTCGGCGGGTTGCCGAAGTGGGTCCGCGCACTCGGCATCGCGCGGCTGAATCCCAAAACGATGCTGCTCGATGCGGCGACGTCCAAACCCGCGCTCGGCGCGATCGAAGCGCTCGGCGAAGGGCTCACACCCTCCGGCGCGCGCGATGCGTTCGTGAACGTGGCGAAGGGCATGCGGCCGGGATACGAAGCGGCCGACGAACTCGCGCCCGCGGCGGCGAAGACGTTTCGGCAAACGACGTCGTCGGTCGATCCGGTGCCGGGCTCGTGGGGACCAAACGGATCGGCGCGCGCGGCGCGGAACGCCAGCTATCCGAAGTGGCTCGCCGACATGGGCGACGAGGCGACGGCGGCGGCGCCGCGGCCGGCGCTCTCCACGACGGCGGGCCGGCCAGTGACGCCGGCCACAGGCGATCCGTACCCGCAGTGGAACGACGTCGGCGACGTGGCAAGCGGCACAGCCGTGCCCGACGCGTTGACGACGACGGCGGGGCGCGCGTCGACGGCCGCGCCGTCCACGAGCTGGCAGGGCTGGCCCGCGCCCGCGGCGCGATCGGCGCCGGCCGTGGCCGCGCCCGCGGCAGCGCCGGCCGCCGAGCCGCTCATCTCGGCCGCGGATCGCGCGCGCCTGGCGGCGCAGTATCCGGCCGGAACGATCGCGAAGCTCGAAGCGCAGCTCGCCGCCGACGCCGCGCCGGCCGCCGCGGCGCCCGCGATCGCCACGCCGACGCCGGCTCCGGTGATCGAGCCGCCGCCGATTCGGCCGCCCTGGCTGACGAAGGCCACACAAAACCTCCGCGATCTGGAAGGCGCCGCGGCGACGCGCACGGCGCCCAAGCCGGATATCCTCGACGACTTTCAGATCGTCGATGATGCGCTCGGCCCGAACGCCAGCGGGGAAAGCGGCGCCTCGCTGGAAGCGCTCTCCCGGCAACGCGGCATGGCCGGCCGCGGCGAACAGCACGTCGTCTACGATCGCGCGGGCGTGCGGCGCCCGCTCATCGGGCCGGAGGCGGTCGACTACGTGCCGGCGCGCGGCGAGAGTTTCGGCATCGAAGGGCCGTCCGGCTTTCGGATGCTGACGGACAAGGGCGGGCGGCCGTCGCTGAATCGCGCGGGGCAGTCGGTCGGGCGCTACGATCCGGAGTCGGCGTCCGGCTGGAATGCGCTCGCCAAAACGACCGATGACGAATTAACGGGGATGCTCGACGAGCCGGAGCTGATCGATCTCGTGCAGGCCGAACGCGCGCGCCGCGGCGGCCCGGCGCTGCAACAACTCATGGACACGCCCTCGTTTCGATCGCTCCGCAAGGCGGGAGGGCTGTAGCCGTGGCCGATCAGACCGTGCAGTACTTTGCGATCAGCGTGTTCTCCAGCCGCACGTTCTGGCTCAACGCCGCGGCGCTCTTTATCGCCGCCGGCTCGCTGACCGAAGTGATCACGATCGTGCCGCTGCGGTACATGCCGCTGTACTCGGCCGTCGTCGCCATCGTGAATGTCGGGCTCCGCATGATGACCGTGCGCCCGGTCGCGTTGATTGCGCCGGGCGCCGTCGTCGCCGTCGACGTGCCGAAACTGAAGCCGCCGCCGCCCTTAGTGAGTGACTGACCAATGGTGACTGAAGAACGTCGAGAGTCGGGCCGACCGGGGATCGCCGTCGACGCGTACGGCGGCGGCGTCATCGATCCCACCAAGAACGTGCTGGATCTGGTCGACGCCGCCGTCAAGCGCATTGACGACGTCGGCCGCTTGCGCGCGCTGCTCGTCGATGTGCAGATCGCCCACCAAGCGGAGATCGGGCGACTGCGCGCCGACTACCAGACGGCGATCGACGCGCTCGAAGCGAAACGCCTCGACGCGATTCGCCAGGTGGATCAGCTCGCCGTGAAGACGGAAGCGGATCGCTCGGCGGCGGCGATTACCGCGTTGGCGACGACGGCGGCGACGACGGCCGAGACGTTGCGGAATGCGGTCAACACGAGCGCCACGAATCTGGCGACGCAGCTCACCAACACCGTCAACGCGATTACCGAACGCATCGCCCAATTAGAGAAATTGTCGTACACCGGCCAGGGGCGCCAGGCCGTGTCCGATCCGCAAATCGAGCGCTTGTCGCAGATGGTCGAGGCGCTCGCGCGATCACAGGCCACGAGTGGCGGCAAGAGCGAGGGCATCGGCATGAGCTGGAGCGTGCTCCTGGCCGGCGTCGCGCTCATCGGCGGGCTGCTCGCGATCTCCGGCCGGCTCACGCCGTCCGTGGCGCCGCCACAGATCCTTGTGGCGCCGCCCGCGACGATCGCCACGCCGGCCAAGTAAAAGGCCGAGCCGCGTACTGTGCGATTCCGCACACCGGTACGGGGCGTACGCCGTGATAGGGTGTCCGAGTGACCAAGAAAAAGAAACCCGCCGGCTCGACGCCGGCAGCAGGGAGCGAGAACATGGAACCAACGACGTATGCCCGCGCCGTGGCCGAGCGCCAGCCCGTGTCCCATCTGTTCCATCTGGTCATCACCACGATCGAAGAGTTTGCCGCGTTCCTCGAACTCGTGCGCGGCCACGAAGTGCAACCGGCCGCGCTCGCCGACTTCGCGACGGCCACGGTCGAACGCCACGCGGAGCGGGCCGCGCCGTCGACGTTCATGCTCGTGGTCGACAGCCTCGAAGACTTCGCCGCCTTCATCATCATCATTCGCGGCGATCGGCCGATCGACTCCACGCTCCTGGCCGAGACGCGCGATGCGCTCGCCGTCGCCAGGACGAAGCTTACGGCGGCAATGGACGCGCGCCGCGGCACGCCCGCATCGCCCGCCGCCGGTCCGCCCTCTCCCTACGTCAGTCGTTCACCGTCCGTTATTGAAGGAGCATCCACTATGGCACCAGCAGGAGACACCGAGAATCCCGTCGTTGAATCGATCGTCGCGGAAGCCACGAACGCCGTCACGGTCATGGGCGGCGCCGCCGCCATGATCAGCGGGTTCGATGCCGAACTGGCCGCCGGCATTCAAGCCGCCTTGGACGGCGGCGCCACGCCCGGCCAGCTCGCGCGGCTCACGAGTTTTTCCGGCCAGGTCAAGACGCAAGCCGACGTCCTGGCGGCAGCGATCGCGGCGCGCACGGTCGCGGACGGCGAAGTCACGCCCGCGCTCGCCTCGAAGCTCCGGAAGCGGTAAGCGGTCCCCCCTGCACGCGGCGCGGCCGGTGACATCAGCCGGCGCGCCGCGGGGCGCAACACCGGTACGTGCAATGGTGCTGTGTTATGAGCGTGCCTACCCCTGACCATCCGTACGGCGTCTTCGTCGAAGTGCATCACGAAACCAACGACGGTCCCGCCGTGCCCGCGGCGACGGTGACGATCCTCCAACAAACCTTTCCCGTGGACGCGACGGGCCGCGTCTTCGTGAATCGCCCGAACATCCTCGTGCAAGCGGTCGGGTACGGCGACTACGACAGCCGGCCCGATGGCTACTACATCGGCGTGCCGGAGGAACCGGCCAAGATTGCGCTCCACCGGGTGCAGACGCCGCCGCCGCCGCCGGCCGATCCCGTCGTGATCCCGCCGCCGGCCGGCCAGCACGACGCGATCGATCTCCGCACGGTGCGCTTTGTGGATCCGCAAGGGCCGCACGATGTGGCGAACTGGCCGCCCACGGCGCGCATTACCGCGCTCAACCTCGGGCCGCAGGATGGCGATCTCGATCACGATCACGAAGAGGGCGCCGACGCCTGGCCGTCCGTCGTCATTCCGGGGTGGGTGAATCCGGACGGCACGCCCGGCACCATCCAGTACACGACGTGGATGATTCTGTTTCGCGCGGGCGCCTGGCGCACCGCGGGCGGCATCGAGTCGTGGCGCGGGCGCCTCGGCGGCTTCGGCCCGGTGAACGGCTACGCGCACAATTGGTACTTTTTCGATCCGGCGCTCGGCGGCCTGCAACCGGCGCCCGGCGAGCTGGTCGGGTTTTTCTGTACGGCCGGCGACGCGCGGCGCAAGAATGTGCGGCTCGCCACGGCGCGGACGGCGGTTGTGGCCGTGCAGTTTCCGAGTGATCAAGGGGCGGTTTACACGTTCTGAGGTACACACATGAAAGCCGTCCTCGTCGCCGTCGTCATGCTGCTACTCGCCGCGCCCGTCCACGCCGAAGACCGGCTCTTTCGGATCTCGCTGGCCGCGGCGATCACCGCACACGCGGCGGATCTGGCGGCCACTGAACATTGTTTAGGGCGGGCGTATCAGAGCCAGGAAGATGCGCGCCTCGGCGGCACGAGCCTTCGCTACAACTGCCGCGAGACGAATCCGTTTCTCGCCAGGTGGAGTGATCGGCCCGCCGTGTTCGGGGCGATCCAGATCGGGATCGCCGCGTTGCAGCTCGTCGCCGTCGCGAAGCTTCATGAGGATCATCCGCGCATTGCCACGGCGATCAACTTCGCGACGGCGGCCATCTTCGTGGGGATCGCGTACCACAATACGCAAGTGGCGGACCGGTGAATCACGCGCGGCGCCGAGCGGCCCGCCGCAGCGCCTTGAGCACCGGCCGCGGTTTCAATCCCCGCGCGCGTAACCAGGCGAGCACGGCATCGACGCCGCCGGAAACGTACGGGACGCCGCCGGCCAGGCAGTACGCGCGATAGTCGCGTTGCGCGGGACTGAACCGGCCGTCAGGCGCCTTACATTCCACCTTCAGGAGTACACGCGGCTCGTTGTCGTGGGGTACGCGCCCGGTCGGGATCCAGGCTTCAAGGTCCGCAATGCCCGGCGTTTGCATCGTGCCTTGGTACTCGCCGCGTTGGCGGCGCACGCCCAACACGTACACCGCGGCGCCGTACAGCTCCAACAGCTCGACCACGTCGGCCTGAATGATCTTCTCGTGTTGGACGGCCGGCCGGCGCGTCGACGTCGGCCGCGGCGCCGCGGGATCGAAGCGTTCCCAACCACGCGTTGCCATATCAGCGCACCAAACAGCCACACACAAAGAGCTGAGCATGACACTTCGGGCACTCTTCGACGTCGCACCGATGATGATGACACTGGCCGAGACGGACGCCGCAATCGTGGCACGTACTCGCGCTCGATCGTTCGCGCTCCTTGCCGAACGGGATCCTGAGTGTTCCATCAGGGAATGGCGTCGGGTCGCATCCGCCTCCAGAGGCGTCGTACGGCCTTCCGCATCGCTGACAGATTGCCATCATGGCGACGTGGCACACGCGGCATCGATCATGGCCGACACGTGTTCCATGCCGTCGTGCTGGCCCTGCAAATACGCCAGGTGTAACGCGCTTTCAATCGTCTGAGCGAGGGCGTGTGCCGTGTGGAGCGGGATCGTCGTCTCGACGGAGTCCATCGCGGCATCGACGATCCGCACCGCGGCGTCGCGCCGTTCCGTCTCCGTCTGCATCGGGTGCATCATCTCAGGCATCGGTTCCCCTTCCTCATGAAGACGCGCCGCCGGCTGCGAGCTGACAGTTAATCGTCGACGCGCGATCGCGCCAGCTTCGGTCCCACGGTGTACCGCCCATCGCGCGTCTTCGCCAGATGCCCGTGCCGAAACAACACGGCCACACCACGCAGCGCATGCGGCCCGATCCGGTCCTTCACTTCCTCGGCCGAGAGCGGGCGCGGACTGGCGCGCAGCACCGACACCAGATCCGGCCGGCGCGGCCGGCGCGCCGTGGGCGCCGCGTCTTCGTCTCGATGCGCCGCCGTGAGGGCGGCCGTGCCGGTCCGGAGTCCGACTAGAAACGAGCGGATTGCGCGGGCGATACGTTCATGTTCGTCGGCCAGGCGTTCGATCTCTCCAACAGTCATCAGGGATCCTTTCGAGTAGTGAGTGAATCAGACGGGCGGGTGAGGACGTCGACGCCAAGCGCGCGTTCGAGCCGGAGCAGTTCGTCGAGGCGGGCCAGGCGTTCGCCGCGCTCGATCACGTGGCGCGGCGGGGTGTCGAGAAAGGTTTGCCGGCGCGTCGCCAAGTACCGCTGCAACGCCAGCAGGAGATCGCTCATTCGGAACCGCCGCGGAAGAGATCGCGCCCCGGACACGTCGCCCAATGATTGGTACGGCGATCGGCGCGTTCGACGATGCGGCCGGTTTCCTCTTCGATGCGTTTCGAGAGTACGGCGAACGTGTCATTGGTGAACGGCAGACGCGCGCCCGACTTCACCACAACCGCCCATTGCAGCGTGGCGTGACAGGCGCGGCACTGGCCGGTCTGCCGCGTGTCCGCGTAAATTTCGATCGTGACTTCACGAGCCATGTTTTCGTGCAGCGCAGTGAATTGATACGCAAGTCTACAAAGCGCTATGGTGAACCGGTGTGGTATCCTGTCAAACATGAACACGAAGCGCAAGAAAGTCAAAGCCGTGAAGCCGAAGAAACCGTCGCGGAAGGCATCGCGCCGCGGCGAGCAGCTCGCCAAACCGAACCGGGCGGCACAAGCGCTCGGGCGGCTTGGCGGCTTGGCTCGGAAAAAGAATCTGAGCCCGGAGCAGGCGTCGGAATTGGGACGCCGCGCCGCGTTCGCCCGGCACAACAAACCCTGGCCGCCGGAACCCGAAGTCGCCGCCGCCGTATCCGTCTGACCGGGCCTCATCTCGTCGCGCGCCGTCCCCGAAAGATCACCACCACTGAGGGGAACGGCGCGCTATTCTTTCCTTCAAACACCAACCGCCCTTTCACGAACCGCACGGCCACGCCCGGCCGGCACCGATGCCGGCGCGCATCCCAAATGAAATCGTGGAACCACGCATTGTCCGTGCGACTCGCCAACAGGCAGACGGTCGTCACGCCCAGGCGCCGTTGCTCGGCCGCCTTGCGCACGAAGTCGTAACAGCCCGGCCGATCGGCGTCGATGTGGTAGCGGCGTTTGCGACAGCGCTTTTTCTTGCAGCGCGGCCGGCAGGCGCGTTCGGGCTCGGAGTAGATCGGATTCAGAAAACACGGCCCGTCAGTCGGCCAGTCGATCACCAGACAATCGCGGAGCGCGTGATTCTTATGGTCCGGCCCGTAGTACGCCGGCACCTTGCGATTGCGGCGGGTAGCGGCGACGTCGATCACGAAGCGAAATTCCTCGTTGAGCGCATGGAAGAACGGCCAGGGCGTCGGCAGGACATCGTTGCCCGTCGCGAACATCAGCTTACGGTTCATGGCGCCTCCAGTGGGCTGGCTGGTCAACGTGAGCGATCCATGTGCGGCCCTTGTCGCGGAGCCCGGCGAGCGCCTTCGCGGTACTCCAGGCGTCGACAATGCCCGCGTGTGTGCTGTACTCCCATCCGGAGCCGTCCTGCAAGAGCAACCACACGGCCCATTGCTTCCGGCGCGTCTTCGGTTTCGCGCGGGGAAACCGCGGCTCTTTCCTCGTCGTCGGTTCGTCGAGCGGATCGCGGTATCTCATTTCGTCTGCCGGTGGGCGCGTTCCCGTTGTTGACGCAGCGTTTGCGCGCGGCTCTTGTTGGCGCGCGCGGCCGGACTATCCCGATACGACGTCGGCGATCGGCGCGTGGCGATCTGGCGCGCCGTCTCAGACGTCAACGTGCCGAGCGCTTTCCGATCTCTCATAACCACTCCGCGACGATCGCATCCTCGCGTCCCTCGCCGAAGAGATCGCGACTGAGGCGGCGGACGATCGTCTCGGGCGTCACCGGCAGATGAAACGTCGCGCCCCGCCCGCGGCGATAGGGCAGCTTGTAACAGTCGGCGAGTTCGCTCGTGATTCGCGTGAGCGTAATCTTGTGCCCGGCGACGACGTCGATCATCAGCAGATCCGCGATCACCGATTGCCCGGTCCGGCTGCGGGATCGCTCGATGACGTACACCGTCGTGCCGTCCTGAATCGTTTCGACCTTGCGTCTCGGCATCGGCCCTCGTCCTTTCGTGTCGGCGACTCCCATTGAACCCGGCGCGAATGCGCCCGCGCCCGATCGGGATCAAGTCTCGTGTACGGCAATGCTTACGATGATCGCGATTTATCTCGGCCGCGTCGCGTGCGTGTCTGCGGACGCACCGGCCGGCGGCCCATGTGGATGATCGCGGCATTCGAGCCGGCGATGCGCGCCAGCAAGAGCCCGCGGCGGATGACGCCGATCGCTTGCGCCCGGCTCTGACACACCACCAGCGCGTTGTACAGTGCCTCGGCTTCGGCGCGTCGTTCGGCGTCGGTGTGCTTCATCGCCCCTCCGTGTGCTGGATGGCGGCGTGCAGCGCGTCGGCGACGTCCTGAATCAGATCATCCGTCGCGCCGGTCCGCTCGGCCAGGAGCGATTGTGTCAGATGCCAGGCGGCCCGCGCCGATCGGAGCAGCTCGGCGTTCGCCGCACGCAAGGCGGCGTTGTCGCTCAACAGCGATGCCGTGTTCTCGTTCAACAACCGGATCGCGTGGCCGTTCATCGTCGGCCCTCTGCTTTCGTGAGCGCGGCAGCAATGGCGCCGGGCACGTCGTTCAAGAGCTGGATCGCGTTCGCATCCAACGCGGACGCGCCCCAATTGAACTTGGGCAGCGCTTCGGTCACGAGCCGTTGCGCCAGGTGCAGCGCATCACGCATCTGTGTGACGATGTCCGCGGCGTCGATCGGGCTCGGCTCGCGCGTCCACTTCGGCTCCGGCCGCGGGACAGCGAAGGACAAGGCTTCAAACGGCCCGACGTCGGCCATGCCGGCAGCGAGTGACCGGGGCACAAACCAGTCTTCTAACTCACGCCTGAAATCCAGATCATAGAAATCGTCGTACGCGTGATACCACGCCTCCCCGTGCTCATTGATGTACGTGACGTGGACCGTTGCGTCGGATTCGTGCGGATGATAGGTGACGATCGCTTGTCGTTCATGGACGCCAAGGAGCCGCGTCGTCATTGTTCCAACCCTTCTAAGCCGCGATGGTCGCGCCACGCCTTGACGTTGGCCGCGGAGCACCAGCAACCGCTCGGCGCATAGTTCGTGAGAAAAAACACGATATCGAAGAGGCGATAGCGGTTGTCCGCGTCGGCCCGGTTGCAGGCATCACGCAGATCGTTCGTGAGCACAGCATACAAAAACCCGCCGGTCGGACGGCCCGTCAGGATGTACTCGGTCAATCCCTCGTGGAGCGACGCCGGCACGCCAGAGGCGATGAGGTTCAATTCGAGCGCGACACGTGTGAAGGTATCAGTCATGTCTTGCGAACCTTTCGGAAACCGCCGCGGTAACTCGCGCCGGCAAATCGGATCGCGCACCGGTTCGTATCGAAGACGCCCTCGACCGTGCGCCAGCGAATGAACGTGCGACGCACGATCCGCCGCAACCAAAGCTGCGGTTCCTGGCTGTACACGTTCTCGACGCGTGGTTTCAGTAGGCGATCACACCAGGCGCAGCGCGGGCGCTCAGCCGGCATCTGTTCGATCGGTGGGCGTGTGTTTCGAGGATCAGGAACGCGGCGCAGCTCGGCGACCGGGAGTCGGATCGTCTCTGTCAAGTTATTGTCGACCATGTACAAATCGGCCATCCCATCGGGGCCGAGATAGGCGACGCGACAGAGCACGCCATCAGCCGTCGTACAGTAGTGATTGACGCGCGACGGTTGCGCCATCAGGCCACCACGCGGCGCAACGCGAAGCGCTCCATGTGCCCACACCGTGGACACGTGATCGCGACGCACGGCGCGGGTGAGAGGCGCCGCGCCTGTTCGGCGCGGACCAGGGCCGAGAGTTCGGCGTCGCCGCCGTCGAGCAGCGCGCGCAGCTCGCGCGGCGTGTGATGCAGCAGACGATTGACGTCGGGCCGCGCCCCGAATGCCCGGCGCTCGCGTCGGCGACGGTCGACGCGCGCGCGCGTCTGACCATCCTCGATCGTCACGCCCGCGTCTGACCGGTCCTTGATCACGACTTCCGCCCCTTTTTGCGCTCGGCGGCGTTCGCCCTGGCGGCCTTGCTGCGACTCTTCGACACGTGCGCCTCACGTTGCCGCGCGATCGTGTCGGCGACCTTCGGCGGGAGCGCGATCCGATAGCCGCCGTCCGACCGGATGCACTCGATAAAGATCGTGTCCAGACTACGTGACACGTCTTTGACTTCACCTTTCTTGCCCTTGCGCTCGAAGCGTTCGAGCTGGCGCCACGTGCGTACGACGAATGTTTGTGATGTGCCGATAATCGGCTGGATCGTCGTGACCGTCGTCGGCTTGCCCTCCGTCACGTCGGGTAAGCCGGTCAGGGCGCCGAGCAGGCGATCGAAATCATCGCGGCCCAACGTGTCGCGATCCTTGGTGTCCGGACGTCGTTCCTCAGTCATTCTGCCCCTCAATCTTTCAGGTGTAGCCGAATCTCGATGCAATACTCGCAGGCGTTGCAGGCGCCAAACGGCGCCGCCCGCATCTGCCAGGGAAGGTCCGCCACGGCGCCGCCCGCGAAGTAGGCCGGGATCATCTGCGTGCCGATCGCGCCGTCCGTCACGATCTCCAAGGTGCCGCGCCGGCAGCTCGGGCAACGCGGCGCCTTCACTCGCCCTCCCGCCGCATATCCGAGCGGAACATGCGCGCCAGCGGGCCGATCGGCCGGCGAGTGCCGTTGTGCTGGACGGTGAGCGGTTGCACTTGGTACTGGTAGGGTCCGCCCGCCACGATGAGATACCAGTGTCCCAGGCCATCGCGGACGGCTTCACCGATCGGAATTTTCGCGTAGTCAGTCATCGGTACGTCACCTTTCCACGTGTGGCCGGAGTTGTTCGCCGTACGCCCAATGGTTGCCCTCGACGAATTCCACGACGATCGAGCGGTCGACGAGCCGGGACCACGGCACGGATTCGAGCGGCGTTAGGTCCGTGCCGAGATCGTCGACGGTGCGCGCGAAGATGCCGGAGACAGTTTGGCCGGGGCGCATCTTCGGATAGAGCCCGGTCGTCACGACGTCGACGCGATCGCCGGGATGCAACGTGTCAGGAGTGCGCGTCTGACCATCCTCGAAATGCGCCACGATGCAGTCATTGCACGTGCAGTGCGGATCGGCCGCTTGGTGTCGCTCGAACGCGGACATCCGGCGCGTCATGATGCCGCCGTCCAGCCGGCGGCCTTGAGATACTTTTGCCAGGTGCCACGATAGAAACGGGTTTCAATGCCCTTGCGCACTTTCGGGCAGGGGATCGGCGTCTCTTCCACCTTCACGGCGTTTGCGCGCGGGTCGATCCAGAGTTCATACCGCACGCCGTTACGGAGCGATCCACCGTACCGGCCATCGCGCCCACCAACGCGGAGCGTATCGCCGGCCAGGTCGTGAAGCACACTCCCGCGGCGGTTCTCGCAAACACGGCAGTACTCGCTATCGGTGTCCTGCGGCACGAACCAACACGGAATGTAGCCGGACGTCCGGATCACCGGCCACCACAAGCACCGTTTGATGGGTTTGTCGTGATCGGTGTCTTCGTTCCGGATGAACAGTTTGCCGTCGACGCGATCGAGGAAATCGCTCATGCTGCTACCGTCGCTTTCACGTGACGATGGGTTGTGTCGAGCGCCGGCACGTCGCCGAACAGTTGACGGCCGTGCCGCACGAGCTGCGCGACGTCGGCCGCGATGTCTTCGCACGGCGTTACGTGTCGGCAACCTTGTGCCTGTTTCAGTACCACGGAGATCACCGATGCGCACGCCGAGTGCCAGGCCGCGGCATTGCGACGGCGCGCGATGAACCGGCGCGTCGCCCAAAAGCGCGCTTCGTACGCCTCGACATCGGCCGGTCGATTCCGCCAACACGCGTACGCGTCTTTCAGGTTGAAATACGCCTTGAAAAACGCCGAGCCCTTCAGGACGGCGAGCGCCTCGAACTGCGGGCGCCACAGCGGATCGATCTCCCGCGCCAAGTACCGCCGGAGCACGATCCCCGGATTAGTGTTTTTGAAGTGCTGGTACAGCGCTTCGTGTGTCATCTGCGAAGTGTCGACGTCGGCGGGAATCGCGAGTAGGTTGGGGCGAACTGTCTTTTTCATCTGGCGTCACTCCTAAAAATTAGGGACTGCCGAACCGCAGAACCTTACACTAGCATAGCGCTACGCAGAACACAAGCGCGCGTCTGACCATTCTTCGAGCGCGCGCGTCTGACCATTCCCGAATCGCGCGCGTCTGACCATTCCCGATCGCCGGCCGGCCGTGCCGTGCTGCGCAGTGCCGGGCCGCGGCGTGCCGTTCTGCGTAGCGCCGTGCAGTCGTGGGCCAAAACGTGTCGAACCGCGCCACGGCGAGCAGCTCCGGGCCAGGACGTATCGAAGCGTATCGAAGTGTGCAAAACCGGCCGGGAGCTGCCCCAGGGCCGGCGACGCGGCCGGGAGCTGCCCCAGGGCCGGCGACGCGGCCGGGAGCTGCCCCAGGGCCGGCGACGCGGCCGGGAGCTGCCCCAGGGCCGGCGACG